GTGCTGGCCACCGGCAGATTGAAATACAATATGCAGGCAAGCTTATGCTTGACTATCGAACGATACGATAGATTTACTAGTTCCTCTAGCAAGGGATCTTTGCTCAGGGCGTAAACGCGTCTGAAGCTGTGGGTGTAGCATATGCTGACAGTGTGGGAGTGCAAACGAAATAAATCGGATTGAAATCCACACCAGCAGCAACATACTGTGAGACTATAGGCCAGGCAGAAGTTGGTCCAACAGAAGTGGCACGAAATGATGTGTCCAATCTGATTGATTCAAATTCAGTTTTGTCTAAAGTCGGGAAAATGTCCCTAACAGGCTCATAAGCCGGGCGAAAACGCCACGACGAATATTGTGGACTCACAATGGAGAGACCAGCCTGTGTTTCACAATTTGTAATTGCTAATCCACGTTGACCATACGCTCGGCGCCGTACATTCAGTTGATTACTGATTGATAGACGAGCGAGAGAGCTGGGTGCGCCAACATTTGCTGTGGCTGTGAAACGATTCCGAGCATTGACACCAGATTCCAAAATATGGATCCGATCGTCGCGCTCTAGAGTCTCGAGATTGATTGTATCAACCCCATTGCGTTCCACATTGAAGTGATGAACTATAGCACCCCGATAACCTGTAAAACAATTCAAAACCCAATTAATGGGATGATTGGCTACAAAGGCAAAGGGATAATTCGCTGATGAACCGACGGCAAAAGAGGATCCCAAAGGGGATGCTCCATAGCCGATAGGGACACGAGGGAAATAGTTAACACAACACTGAAGGCCATCAGTCACCCAGGTAGAAGCCGTGAGAGCTGGGCGACCAAGAACTTGCGTACCAACTTGTGACGATCGGTGTAAAAGAGTGCGTAATGAAGCAACTGTTTCACCAACTGTTACAATGTCGACATTGTGATCTGTTGATAATCCGGAAACCGACGAAATGACATCGGCAGACTGAATATCATAAATAGACACATCAGGCAATTCTTGTGGAACACTGAGTTCCATATCAGATGCTGCAGAAGCAAAACATAAGATATCTATCTCAGGTGTGGCCGCAGGGCCAGTGAGTGTGGTAAGCACTCGCACTTGCAATACACCATTCTGTTGATACTTAGAAAGCGTCAATGATGGTACAGAACCATTTGAAAAATTGTTTGTGGTGTACTGAGTTGTGCTCCATGCTGTTTGCTGCTTGTAGGGAATGGTTAATGTGACTTCATCCTCCATCTGCAAATCAACAATTCGAACCATGGTGGTTGTTTCATAATCAGTACCTGGGAGCCCAGTGGGATCCCAAGTAATGATCAAGCGACCAGTGTGGTATTTCGACTTGATGAAGCGAAGACGGTAAGTCATGCCTCCACGCCAGTATTTGAACATTTGTCCAAAATAACTAGCAGGAGTATAATGACGCAAGCTGTTGCCAGTATCCGTGGATTGAGCAATAATCATGGGTGTCACCGGAATGGTCCAGATGACACGATTTTCCACATAAGCACCTTGCCAAAGTGTGCCTTGCACAAAACTTTCGCGGGATAACAAATTCTTCAGTAGCAGGGGGTCCTCAGAGGACGCTCCAGCAACTGTATTGTCAACCGTTACTTCGTTTTTTGGGTCAAGGGAAAGTTTGTCCAAAGGGACAGATGTGTCCACGCTACTAAAAGCATGAAAGGCTTTCGGAGCCACGGGTTTGACATCATCTATCACTGGCGGATTGGAAAAACCAAAAATACGAGCAATGTTTGCAACAGCACCTGCTCCAATCTCTGTTGCGGTTGCGAAGGGACCGATGACAGGAGTGCTGGCCAATTTACCGGCAACTTTGGCAATTGCACTGGCGGGCCCACTGATGGATCCAACTGATTCATACTCGTCAGACTGCAAAGACAGTGTGGAGGTGAGTCCAGCAAGTTCAACATCTGTTGCCCACGCGTAGCACGCCACGCGCACATCCGCAGCTGCCACCCCATTAGCCGAACGAAGTTTAGAATATAGTACATATTGAATACGTCCCATGTTCATAAACTCATCACGATCAGCTACATTGAGCCAAGAATTTGGCCAGAGGAAAGGCAACTCCATCTCGCTAGTCGTCATGCTAGCAGGCTCTAGGTAAAGACCCGGCGTCTGAGATAGTTTGAGTTGATCTGGGGTAGTGCGATAATTATCGCGGCCATCTGCAAGTGGATTATATGATACCCGAAGGGAACCATAGAAAAAAGGACTCGCATTCACCACGAATTTCAGGTGAAGCTTGCAGCGTAAAAGCTTGTAATTGTCCAACTTGCGTGCAATCCCGGGATCTAGAAAATATAGCTCCCAGGGATTGAAGGTGGCTTGGATGGCTGCTGTATTCGCCTCTTGCCATGAAAACGAGTTGATTTGGACAGGTCGAGAGAGAAAACTCCCCAAACCTGCGCCAGAGTCAGAGTCTGGCCGAAATGGTCCAAGATCAGGCGCTGATTTGGTCTCAAAGAGACCAGCATCAACAAATTGCAGATTTTCCTGAGTCTTGATCTGAGAAATGGTATCCTCAGACTGCAATTGGTAGAGATTCACTCGAATTAACGAGTTTCTTGATTCGCACGAATATGCGTCTCGAGTTTGTTGTTTTTGTGTTGTTTTGTTAGGTGGTTTTGAGATGCATCAGATCACCGAATCTTCGATGCAAATATGTGTTTTAGTCTGCCCCCCTTCTTGCAGTCACTAAATAGCGACGACATCATGGATGTCTGGGGTGAGAGTTGCGCAATACGTCGACTGACCATATCTTCGTAGGATCGCTCTCCTCTCCCTCCTCTTTGGTTTAAAATAGGACGTGGAAGGTACGCCCTTTGTGCCGATCAAACGGCTTCTTCTCCCATGACGGGAGGAATGGGAAGACCACTACTCATTTTCCAACGAATGATAAGTGTCTCCCAAGTTGGGAATGTTGCTGGTGTGATATATTCTTCTGGAATGACACGACGAGCAATACGGGTGAGGATCTCTTTCTTTTCCTCAAAAATTTCACGACCATACCAGAAGTACTCCACACACACATTGCGCAAAATTTCTTCGCCTTGAGCAAATGCACAGATTTCTTCACTTGGCACCCAAGTGGTCATCATTTTGTCAAGTGTGGCATGCTCGATGGGACACACCACAGCACTCAATTCCTTCTCGAACCGCCATCCTCGTTTGAGAAATGTGGTCTTCGAGATATTCAGGAAAGGAACAGATTCTGAAACTTTATCTGCCATGGTGTACACGACACCATGCGTGGCAAGAAGTGTTGAGATCGAAGTGTGATTGAACCAATCCACACTTGAACTCATCATGTTGTCATCACCATAAGTGATGAGACGAACATTGTCACGAAAACTGCTGACTTCTTTGTGTGGGTTGAGCTTGATGTAACTATATCTCATATACAGGCATCCAACCACACAGTTGATGATGACGGTCAGAGGATGACCAGATGGATTGCTACCCAAAAATTGGACAAGATCACCATTGAAGTTTGTCATTGAGCACGAAATGTCGTATGCAATGCCCCACATGAGGGTGATTTGATCGTCGTCAGCTCCACACTGCTTGACGATATCAATCAGAACTTTGAAACCATGCATGATGAAGACTGGACTCATGCTCTTGTCATAAGCTTTGTAGTCACCAGCAATCATTCTGTCGCACCCATGGTGCGTTACAAAATCATGAATTTCGTTCCACTCAATGCTCTGAGCCACTGCTCCTGGCATGGACTCAAAGAGGAATTTGTTCTTTTGGATGACACGAACAATGGGTAGATAAACCATGCGCACTAGAAGGGACCAATCAAGTGGGGCCCCATTCATGATGCGGGTCTTCTCTGCGTGTATTTTGGCGAAAGACAAAGCTTCATCTTTTGCGTGGGCTGTGAAAACGGGTGCCACCAGCTCGTGGGCAAGATATCTTTCCATCATGATTGTCATGCGTGCTTTCACCTCATCACTGACATCAATAGGATCACTCCACGTGTCATCTGCAGGGAGTGCATGTGTGACCTTCTTTTTGGTACACATCCATGGAAAACCAGCACTGGTGCCCCTATTGATGCTGTCAACATACTTTCGGCCAGGCATGCCATTGATGGCTGTCGCGAGGTCAAGAGATTTTGCCAGTTCCGCCTTGTAATGAGAAGGAAGTTCTGACACGACTTCACCAACGTATGCTTCTGTGCATTTGTGGATCAAACTCTCCTCAAAGAGAAAGCGTTGCTCAACAATTGGCATGACAGCAGTGCGCCAGAGCTTTTTGCCTTTCATAACGGGAGCGCCGGTTTCAAGCTTGTAACCTTCTTCCATTGCTACTTCCCGGAACACAGTCGCACACACCGATGTCTTGGGTTGTGCTCGTGGTAATGTGAGTTGACCGAAAACACGGCCAGATCCTGTTCCAATATATCTGAATACACTTTTGGGGTGCAGAGCCACAACTCCAACATCACGAGTCTGAGACTCAAGCATAGGGGCTCCTGGGGAGAAAACTGGCATGAAGTGAGACATGGCTGCCTCAACATCACTTTGCAACAAGCTCAAAGCTTGGCAGTGCACATCCTTGCCAAGAAGATGAAGACCTACAACCACAGGGCCTGTTGGTGAGCGGACAATGAGAAGCGACCCACACAACCCCACAAACGATGGACGTGGCATCGTGTAGTCCCACAGATCGAGTGAAACACCATTAAGTTGGGGCACGACGCACGTACCCATAGGTTGGACACATGTCAGTTGATCGACAGTGTGCATACCATCGGCGGCACGAGAGATCAGAGCACCAGGAGCTTTGGTTTTGAAGGCACCACTAGGTAAGAAGGGTGTGATGTTTCTGCAATCGAAAGAATCCAAAAGTTGGAAGAATGCCAACTCCTTCTCTGGAACACGCAGAATGCTCGAAGCGTCAAGAGCACGAACAACATTGGTTGTGAGACCACTGGTGTGCATCTCGCGAGTGATAGTAATTGTGCAATTCTCTTGTGGAAGATTATGGTTGTCGGTGACGTAAAGTCTACCGCCAACACACACCGCCACACCATCACGGCGTAGAATTTTGTCACCAATCGTGCGAGTGGTTTGGATGTTCACTACACTGTTGGCAAATTTGGCACAAATGGCTGTCCATTCCAAGTTGCGCCACGACACCACCTGCTCACTCACGAGCATCTTGGCGCGGTAATCATTCTTCTGGTGATAAAAATTCTCAACCTCATCTCCAGTGGAAACGGGACGTTCACCGAATGTCTCCAAAACATTCTCCTTGGATTGTGCTTCAGGTTTGGTGAATTCTTGGTACACCTTGTAAGCCACGTATGCAGTGGACATACCGCCCAGAATGGCAAGGGTTGCACGAACATATGGATTGTCATACACTTTTCTCAGCAAATGTGCGCCGAGATTAGTCATGTACTTGATGGCATGGTCACGAGTGAAAGTTCGAACACGCTTGAAAACGTTGTCCTTACACTCAGACGCAGCTTCACCAATGAGGGTGAAAAGGGACTCCTCATCATCATCATCAACCATGGAAAACACTGTTGCGGCAATGGCACCAACTGCAGCAACGTTGGCTGCATAACCAAAAGTGTCTCGCCACGTACGGACTTCAACATCATTTGTCTGCAGAATAATGCAATCACATGCTTTCTTAGGCAAGAAACACATGGGACATAGTGATACTGTCTTCAAGTGCTCATCATTTGATGAAGCACGTTTCTGAATCGCACGATGTTGTACAGCAGCATCAGAGAACCAAGCGAAGTAGTTGTACACATTTGTGAAATTGTGCAGAACTCGAACATCGACATCCTGGCTGCCATTGTCGTCGACAGTTTTGACAGTGACACCTGAAACTTTGATGTTCCACAAATCAGGATACGTGCCAGGATCAGGCATGGGACACTTTGATCCGTCCAACATGTCAGGAGCATCATCCCTTGCGAATTCACGCTTGGGTTTGATCTCAATAATGAATGGCAATCTGCGGCGAACTGCAACAGGGTTGGCAAACCAAGCATGGGCATTGAGGTGTTCTGTGTTGGTTGTTGCTTGGACAAATTCAGGTCTCATTGGTGTCTTGCCCTTGTCGGCAAGCTCTGCCTGAGGCGGGCAAAAGGCAACCTGATTACAAATCTGTAAAAGATCGGATAGAGTCTGGTCGCTCGTTCCTTTGTTGGGGTTTTGTGATGCGATATCATCAAGCAACACAGCCCACATGTGGGATCTCCAGCCCGAATAAAAAGGATCTGAAGCTGTGCGTGTGTACATGTGATCAGCTCCCTCTGGTAGATGGAACATCTTTCCAAAATGGGAACTGTTCATACGCACAAAACTGCTCTTACCCACACCAGAACCTCCGGTGACGAGCACGGCAAAAGGTGCTGGTCGTTCAGCGCCAGCGGCTTTTCGTGTCAAGAATTCAGCGCGCACAAGGCGCAATTTGCTGAGCACACTCCCAACGACATCATTCTTGTCTGCTGACTTTGAGAATTGTTGGATTGTGATGCCATCTTCAATAACACGTTCAAGGTCACTTAGAAAACCATGGTACGTGAGTCCATGAAGTTCAGGATTTTGCATCATCTGGCTTTGTTCAATTGAGGTGTACGCACGATCAGTCCATGCCGCGTACGATTTTGCCGAATGGAAGAAAGGTTTGAGAGAACCTGTGTGCCAACATTGTGTGAGACGTTCGACCATAAATGTGACAAGATCGATGAGACATGTCATGAAATCTACTTCGGTAGCAATCTGTTTTGCAGCTTCCCCGTAGACAGCGATGACGTTCTCCATAGATGTGGTGATGCCAGCTGCTTGTAGAACACATGAAGAAAGTGCCATACTACATAATTTCTGAAGTTTGGCAACGACAGGAGAATTTTTGACAGCAGAATAATTATCCAACATCACACGGACATCGTCGAAAGCTGACGATTGAACATCAGCTTGACTACGGAAATAGCCAATTAGGTCCATGAGGGACGATCCCAGACTCTTCTTGGTGAAGAATCGGGTCACAGCAATGATGGTGCGGAAAACATCCGACATATTGTGTGCGGCACGCAGGCCTTGGATGAGGAAAATGATGTTCTCAAGAAATTCTGAAGCAAGTTCAGTATATTTGACATCAAGATCAGCAAGTTCTTTCGGTGTGAAATGATCAGTGATGCCTTTGAGGACAATGCGAAACATTGTTTCTGCGGCAGTTGTATCATTAGATTGAATGTTAGATTGAGATAAATCTGAATCCTTCAGGCATACCATTTTTTCGCTCTCCAACACATGAGTGTAGAGGCGATAGGGTTCCTGGACATCTGAAGCACATGAAGTGCTCAGTGTAGCGTGGGTAAAGGTCGAGTTGGTTTTGGTGGTTTGGGTTTTGGTGGAAAAGATAAAGTTCAACATAATTGTGGTAGGAGATTGCTCCCGAAGCCGGTCGACTTAGCATAGTTAGGTCGCTTCCACGGTTTACAAGTACTTGATCAAATGCTCAATAGCGAGATGATGAGTTGCTTGTGGTTTCCATAAGTTGTGCATTAGACATTCGTTATCGTCGATGATATCATAGCTCCCAAGTTCGTTAGGTCAAGCTCAATCAGATGATTAGGAAGAATTTTTACAAAATGTAGAATCCCCTAGGTTTCTTCGGATCTGGTCATTTCATGGGCCAGAACATATACTTCTTGTTCAGAGTTAAAAAAAAAAAACTCAATGGTGATGGGCAAGGACAATATGCACAACACTTTTTCCAGCTAGAGTATTTATAAAAACTGGGATTGTAAGGGTTCTAACTGAGAACCAGTAAGAGAGACTTTGTTTTTGAAACTAAATTGCGAGATGTACGGATTTACATCAAAGAATACACGATTTACGCGCAATGGTAAAATACCAATAGTTTGTTTTGTTGTTTATATACGAATAGGGGGGGGTTATTTGTTATAGGAGTTCATTCTCCAGTAGAAAAAGATCAGGTGGGACAACACGCCATGATCATCAGGGTATTACCCAAATATGTGGAGGCGTTCACCGTACAAGTTCGCACCTCGGCAGGGAATTCAGCCTCGCATAAAGAGGATTTCGAGTTACAGGGC